GGGAGCGCGGCGGTGGAGGCCGCAGTCCTCGCTGACGTGACGCTCGGGGGTCAATGCCGCGACCTCCATCTTAACAGTGTGGACTATGTTATTGAGCCCGATGAAGACAAACGCTTCGGAACGGCTCGGCACACTTTCAACTGCATTTATTTAACCACCGACTAACATGGCAAACCACCTCGGCCGCGAAGGCCTCGTCAAAATCTCCACCACTGCAATCGGCGAGCTGAGAAACTACTCGCTCAGCCACTCGTCAGACACCGTCGAAGATTCCGTGATCGGCGACACCTACCGCACCCGTCTCGCAACGATGAAAACGTGGAGCGCATCGGGCGATCTCTACTGGGACGAGACCGACGCGGGCCAGCTCCTTATCACCATCGGAAGCGTAGTGACGCTCAACCTCTACCCAGAGGGCGACACGAATGGGGATAGATACTACGGGGGCTCAGCGATCGTCACGAAATTCGACATTTCCGCCAGCTTCGACGGCATCGTCGAGGGCTCAATCGCCTTCGAGGGCAACGGCGCTCTGAGCACGCTTACGGCCAGCTAACGTCAGGAAAACACACACACAACACATGGAAGCAATCGACCTCGTCAGAGAACACTTCGCCTCCCTCGGCACGCGCAAAATTGACGTGCCCGAGTGGAAGCTCGTCGTCCACGCATCGCCGGTCACGCTCGGCGAAAAGAATCGGCTCTATCGGCGCAGCAAAGAAAACGACATGGAGTTGCTCGTCGATATTTTGATCATGAAGGCCACGGACGAGCACGGAGCGAAGCTGTTCACGATCGAGCACAAGCCGACGCTACTGAACAAGGCCGACAGCAACGTCGTGGGACGCATCGCGAACGCCATTCTGGCCGAAAACGGGCCGAGGCCTGACGACTTAAAAAACTGATTCACGGCGGAGAAGCTGCCGACTTCCTCGCCGTGTATGCTCTCGCGGACCGTCTCGGCAAATTCGCAAGCGAAGTGCTCGCCATGCCAGCGCAGGAATTGAACGGCTGGCTTGTTTACATCGAACACCAAAACCGGAAATTAAAGCATCATGGCTGAAGCATCATTCACACTCAAAGCAATCGATGCGACGAAGGCGGCGTTTGCGTCGGTGCAAAACTCGCTCGGCAAGCTGGAGAAATCCACGCAAGGGCTTTCCAAGATCACCAAGCTGGCGTTTGGTGGCGAGGCCGTGATGGGCGCGCTGAACATGATGAAGCAGCGGCTGGACAAGGTCGCGACGGCTGGTGAAGAAGTAGGATTCAGCGACGAGCAAATCGTTGCCGCGATGGAGATGCAGAATCTTGTCGAGGGGACGCTCAACTTTTTCATGAAGCTGCCGCTGGCTCTGGCGCAGGTCGGCATCAGCATGGGAAACGCTTTCAGCCCGCTCACCAAAGATGAAATCAGAAAAAAGCTCGACGACCTGAAATTGGTGAGATTCAAAAAAGAAATTGAGGCATCTGGCGAAACGCTGGCCGAATTGAAAAAAGATTTCGACCAGATAGGAATGTCACAGGAGAAACTAACTGCGGCAAAAAGGAATCTCGCTGTCACGCTTGGTGCAGAACTCGACGCGATGCGCGGGCAAGGCGACCCAGTCGCTACCGCGAAAAAAGAGATCGAGGTTCAAAAGGTTCTGAATGATTTGAAAAAGGACGACACGACGGAGACGCAAAAGCTGAACGATCTTCAGAAGCAAGCTGGAGCCCTTCGCGCTCAAAGTATGCCTCAAGACCTCAAGCAAATGCAGTTGAGGCTTGCGGCCGACAAAGAGCGTTTGAGCGCCCTGACATTTGGTGGAAAAGAAGTGCAGCCATTTGCATTAAACATGAAGGCCGAGGATAAAAGCACGGCGCAGAAAATCAAAGACCAAGAGGAGATGATTCGGCTTCTCCCCCAAGTCGCAGCCGAAGAGGAAAAAATCAACGCGCTCATGAAGGAGCAAAACAGACTCTTCGACGACGCTGGCCAGATTCTCGCCACAGGATTCGAGGACGCAATTCTCAGCGGGCAAAAACTCAGCGAGGTGCTTCGCGCAATCGGGCAGGACTTGGTCCGACTCGTCTTCAGCAACATGGTAACGCAGCCTCTCGCGAAGGGAATCGGGACGTTTCTTTCTGGTATGCGCGCCGAGGGCGGACCCGTGAACGCAGGCGGTGCCTACATGGTCGGCGAAAAAGGCCCCGAGCTATTCGTGCCCAGCTCCTCGGGCAGCATCGTGCCAAACGGCGCAATGGGCAGCAGCGGCGGATCCGCGGGCGGCGTGACCGTGAACTACAACATCGCGGCCGGCGTCTCGCGCGCCGAGCTGGTGCCAATCCTTGAACAAGAGCGGCGGCGGCTCAAGGCCGAGATTCCCGACATGGTGCGGCGCGGGGGAAGCTATCGCAGTGCGTTTGCTTGAGTTTCTAGACGCTTATGGCCATCACCTATCCTCTCACCCCTCCCGCCGCCATTCGCATCGCTTCCTTGCGTTTCTCGGCCATCAGCGCGGTCGCCCGCAACATCTCGCCGTTCACGTTTTCGAGCCAATCCTACAACTGGACCGGCACGATGCTCAGCGGCGATGTCGAGTGCCCTCCGATGAACCGCGCCGACGCCGAGGAACTCATCGGCTTTCTGATTATGGCTGCGCGCGGCACGTTCTACTTTCGCGACTACGCCAACGGGACGCAGCGCGGGACTATGACCGGAAGCCCACAGCTCAACGGGGCGCACGTTGCGAACACGTCAACGCTCACGGTCGATACCGGCTCTGGCTCGTGGGCCGTCGGCGATTACATCCAGCTCGGGACCGGCAGCAGCTCGAAGTTGCACAAGATCACGCAGGTGAACGGCGACCCGCCCACAGCGACCTCCTACGAAATCTTCCCGCTCTTGCGCACGGCCTACCCTGACAACACGACGATAGATTACACGGATGCCGTTGGTGTCTTCCGCCTCGGGACCACGACGTGCGATTGGTCAATCGACACGGCGAAAAAGTATGGGCTGAACTTCTCGATCTTCGAGGCGATCAACACATGAGCCGCACAATTCCTGCTCCTCTCCTCGCCTCGACGACGGCGGCGCAGCTCAACCCGTTCTTCGCCACGTCGCTGGATTTCGACGACGGCTCGGTGCGCTACTGGACCGGCTACGGCACGATTACAATCGGCAGCGTGACCTATGCGGGCCTCGGTGCGTTCTCCTCGATCTCGACCATCGAGGAAACGGAAGACCTGTCGGCGCGCGGGCTGACGATCGACCTCACCGGAGTGCCCAACGATCTCGTTGCGGCCGCTCTCGATGAAGATTACCAAGGGCGGACGGCGGCGGTGAGATTCGGCACGCTGAACGCGGACACGGGCGCGGTTATCGACTCAATCACAGTCTTCAGCGGGCGCATGGATACGATGGTGATTTCCAACGATGGGAAATCAGCAACCATCGGCATCCAAATCGAAAGCAAGCTCGTCGATTTCCAGCGCACGCGTGAAAGTCGCTACACGCACGAGGAGCAGCTTCGCAGATACCCAGCCGACACAGGGCTCGAATACGTCGCAGGATTGCAGGACAAGGTGATTTACTGGGGCAACGCTAACGCGACCGCGTTCCGCACGGGCGGAAGAGATGAACCCTTAAACGAAGAACCATAATGTTTGAAGCGTTCGTATTGTTCGCAAAATTCGTCGGAACTCTCCTGCTAGAAGCTGGAGTTTCGACCGCAATCGTAAATGTAGTTGTCGCAGCGATACCCTACATCGTCACCATTGGGCTGAGCATGGCCGCATCGCGCCTCCTCGCGCCAAAGATGCCGTCAATGGGCGATCTCAACGACCGAGGAATCATGACGCGCAGCCCGACGTCACCGCGCCAAATAATTTACGGGCAAGCGAAGGTGTCGGGCACCGTCGTCTTCCTCGCGACGAGCGGAGCGAAAAACGAGTATCTGCATCTGGTCGTGACTCTGGCCGGTCACGAGGTGCAGGAAATCGGCGACGTGTATTTCAACGAAGACCGCGTGATGGAAGGAGGCGCATTGACTGGCTACGCGACAGGGAAATACCAAGCGACGGCAAGCTACACCGGCTCGCTCATCCACAAGTATCTTGGAACGACGACGCAGACGGTGGATGAAACGCTGGAGGATGATTTTCCAGTGGCATGGGACTCAAGCCATCGGCTGCAAGGCATCGCCTACATCTATTGCAAGCTCACTTTCTCCAACGAGATTTTCGTCGGCGGCATCCCAAACATTTCGTGCATCGTTAAGGGCAAGAAGGTCGAGGACCCGCGCGAGACGATCACCACTCCGCCGACCCTCGTTTATTCCGCGAACCCTGCGCTCTGTTTGCGCGACTACCTGCTCGACGCCGATCTCGGCATGGGCATGGACAGAAGCGAGATTGACGATGCCTCGGTCATCGTGGCCGCGAATGTTTGCGACGGGCAAGTCCAGATCAAGCCGAGCAGTCCAGCGACCTACGAGAACCGCTACGAATGCAACGGGCAAGCCGTCACGTCCTCGACGCCTGACTCGATCATCGGGCAGATCCTCTCCTCGATGGGCGGGACGATCGCTTACAGCGGGGGGCAAGTCGTGGTCTATGCGGCAGCGTATCGCGCGCCCGCGATCACGCTGGACGAGACGCACATGGCTGGCGGCTTCACGGTCTCGACTCGCCTGAGCGCGCGCGACCGCGTGAACGCAGTCAAGGGCACGTTCATCTCCTCCGAGAATCAGTGGGCCGCAGCGGACTTCCCGCAGATCACGAGCGCAACCTACTTGGCGGCGGACGACGGCGTTTATCACTGGCGCGACGTCATCCTTCCGTTCACGACGAGCAGCAGCGCGGCGCAGCGCATCGCACGCATCAACCTGCGGCAAGCTCGCGAGGAAATTATCTTCACGGCGAAGTTCAATCTGACCGCGATGCAGCTCCGCGCGGGCGACACGGTGAACCTCACGAACGCAAACCTCGGCTTCTCATCGAAGGTGTTCGAGGTCATCGCGTGGTCGCTGTCGAGCGACGGCACGCCGCCGACTCCTGTAATTGAACTGCAACTACGCGAGACCGCTGCGAGCGTTTACGACTGGGACGTGGCGGACGAGGTCGCGGTCGAGAGCGCACCGAACACGACGCTGCCAAATCCGTTCTCGATCGACCCGCCGACGAATCTCACGCTCACCGCAGACGGAACGACGCAGTTCATCCAAGCGGACGGCACGGTGGTGCCGCGCATCAAAGTGGCGTGGAGCGCGCCGACCGAGCAGTTCGTGACGAGCGGGGGAAAGACCGTCATCGAATACAAGGAGGGAACGGCGACGACATATCTGGTGTGGTCAACGGTGGACGGCGACCAGACGCTGGACTTCATTTCGAGCGACGTGCGAATCGGGACGGCCTACAACGTGCGGCTCTACGCGCAGAGCTTTTTCAACACGTCATCGACCTACACGGAGGTATCCACCGCCACGCCGGTCAAGGACACCACCGCGCCGGTAACGCCCACCGGACTCGCCGCCGTAGTCGGCACGGGCCGCGCCGTCTCGCTCGACTGGAACGACAACACCGAGCCGGACTTTTCGGAATATGGCATTTATCGCAAGACGACGGCGGTCACGCCGCCAAACGCCAACACGAACAAAATCGCCGAGGTTCGCGCGTCGCGCTTCGTGGATACGGACGTGGACATCGGGACGACGTATTATTATTGGATCAACGCTTACGACACGGTGGAGAACGTGTCAGGGTTTGCACCCTACGTTGAGGCCACGCCATCCGCCGTTGCCGCATCCGCAACGGACTCGACGCCTCCGGACCAACCCGCAGCGTTTTCGATGTCGCTCACGCAGCCAGGTGCCTACCTGTCGAGTGACGGGACAACTTTGACTCGCCTTGCCGTGTCGCTTCCCGCGATGCCCACGCTCGGCGTTGCGCTCAATCTGCTCTACAAGCTCCAGAGCGGGACAAATTACTTGATCGCCGGCCAATACACGGCGGGCTC